ACGAGATGAGCGCTAGTCTCGTGGGCTCGGAGATGTGTATAAGAGACAGCGATTACCGTTATGATCCGCTCGGCTCTCGAATATAATATTACCTTTTGCGTTTTGATGCTTTAAAAAACAAACAAAATTGTTAATTATGTTCATCATACAAATACTATCACCAATATAATAAGTTGATTTAGAACAGTATTTTTGTTCTAACGATGTTAAATTAACCATTGTTCCAAAAACTACACAATCATTTTCAACTAAAATATCTCCTATACCTTCAAAAACTTTTCTTTTCATAGAACGCGCAGAAAAGACCGAATAATTCGAATCAAATTTAATATTTGCAGAACGTATATCTGACATGTGGAGTATGATATTTTTAGTTTCAGTATAACTCAAATCACTCCATATTTCTTTTTTTAGCTTTCCAAGCATCCTTCCCATATTTCTCACTTTATTAAAAGGAACAGCCATGCCAGCGATACCATACATAAATTTTCCATCTTTATTATATTTTGTTTCGTCTAAATATAAATTGTAAAATTTTCCCATCTAGTTCACTCCGATAATGATTCACTATGTTACAGTCTATCATTTTTACTATAAAAACGCAAAAAACACCCCCAGCAAAAGCCGAGAGCGTAAAAGTGTTTGCTATTTAATTTTAAGTGTTTGGCCTGCGTAGATAAGGCTTGGGTTAGATAGACCATTCAGCGCTGCGATTGATTGGTAGCTTGTGCCATAACGTGAAGCAATTGCTGACAAGTTATCGCCTACTCGTACTGTATAGTAAACCGAACTAGCGCTTGCTGAACCATTAACACGCAATACTTGACCAACATAGATGAGATTTGGATTTGAAATACCATTCAAACTTGCTAGCGCTTGATAGCTTGTTCCAAATTTTGAAGCAATGCTAGAAAGCGTGTCACCAGAACGTACTGTGTACGTATTAACCGCTGGGCTTTGAATTGGCGCAGATGAAACCGAGATGATTTCAACGTCTGATTTATTAATCCATGAGTTGATACCAGAAAGCAATACACGATTGCCAGACACTTGAGCTACGCTGTAAGTGCGACCTTTAACCCAAGCTGGGATGGCTTCGCCAGTCGCCCAAACGTTAGCGCCGAATTTGACTTTAACTTGGTTTCCTGCAGAGATTTCAGATTTAGGTGTATTGTCCGCTTGTTGGCCTTGATTGATAGCTGGTGTTTGGTTTTCGGGATTGTTGCCCTTAGTGTAGCCATTATCCGTAATCCCAGTCAAGTCGACGTTACCGTCAAGACCGCCAGCAATATATGTTGACGTAAATTGGTAAATTGCTACACCGTCCATTGATGGGAACACATTATAATTTGGTGTTGGGGTCACATTGTAGTCCGGATAAGCAGCCATCCATAGGCTGTTTGGAAACTCACGAATAATCTGGTCGACATACACGTTAGCTACTGTATAAGGCTTACCTGAGTAATACATAGGTGTATAGCCTGCAGCTTTAATCATACGCATGCCGTGCAAAATAGCATTAGTATTCGCTTGTTTATCAGCGCTAGCGCCACTTTCATAGTCCAAGGCTACAATTGAGCCTTTAGGCGTTTGAACTTGTGGCAAGAATGTATTTAATACTTGCTCACCTAAACTAGCATTCCCGCCAACCTGGTACCAAATATAAGTATGAGCACGCTTGCCTTGTGCAATTGCTGATGCAACTTGTGTCTCATACGTTGATTGACCGTATATACCGCCGCCGTTAACACCGCCAATTTGACAAATTGCAAACTTGTCATGACCATATCCGAAGATACCGTTTGCACCTTGGTATCGTGACCAGTCCACACCTTGGTCACCAACTGCGGCGTAAGCCGTTGATTGTAAAAGAATACTAGCGCCTAATAATGCGCCTAATAATAATCGTTTAATCTTCATTAACATCTTCCTCCTTCAAATCAGACAAATTCGTCAAAACACAAACAAGGCCGGACAAAAGAGCGGTTGAAACAACCACTCTCCAGTCGACCTGTGTAATTAATGTACTAGCACCGATGACGCCAACTGCTGATTGCGCCATAGTTTTCAAAACTTTGACTCCCAACTTTTCAAAATAATTTTTCATTTCTCGACCTCACTTTCCAAGCGTGTGATGCGTTCATCAACATACTTGCTGTGTTCTTCCAGCTTAAAGGTACGTTCGATGACGCTGTTATGTTTATCGACCTGTTTTTTAAGCTCGTTGATTTGATAGTTGGTTAGCTTAGTACTCGTTAAAATACCGCCAAATGTGCCAACCAAACTTGCAATCAACGAGAATACTCCTGTTAAAATTTCAACATGCATAATCTCCTCTCACTTCCTAAGCTGTTATTCGGCGGCGTCTTCGTCTTGCAAGCCTGCGTGAGACAAGTCTACAAGCTCTTGTACTTGTTTGCGGAAACGTTTAGGCACGGTCTCGATAGTAATCCAACCTAGCTCGATTTGCATTGCAAAGTAATTAATCATCATTGTTTTTCCTCCTATAAGTTTAATTTTAATTTTCTTTAGTAGTTTCATCTGTAGTACCTTCAGTAGCACCATCTGTAGTTCCCTCATCATCAGGATACATTTTGTTAATCAATTCATTCAATGTAGCTGTTGCTAATTGAGTCATCTTCTCGGATTTGTCAATGGCCGCTTGCATTTGGTCAATTGTTTCTTGGTACTCAATAGATTTTTCGTTAAACTTATTTGACATCTCATCAACTTTCTGTACGGCCTCTGGCATAGCTTTATCAGCATATTCAGATTTGAAATAAGCATCACGAGCTAATTCAATAAGTTCATCGTTAGTTTTCCCTGTGTGGTTACCTACGACACGTTCAGTAAATGTGCCGTAACTACCTGACAAAGTAGCTAGTGTGATTTCTGTGTGTGTTACTTTTCCATCAGTGTAAATTGGGTATTTTCCGACAACGTTCCATGCTCTCATTATTCATCACCTCCTTTCAAATCGTCTTTAGGCATTAATGCAGCTAACTTGTCTTCAAGTTCACTGTTATGCTGATTAGCAATTGTTAATTCAGCACGTAATTGTACTGCTTCATATTGCGCAGTGGCTAGTCTTTGTAGCAATTCATTAATAATTAATTGATTTTTATCCATATTAAACTCCTGAAATTTCTTTTAAAGCATCTCGTATTGCATTCATAGCACCTGATGTTGTTCCACCGTTGAGATAATGTTGAAAACAGTTTCTTAAAGTCCTTATACATCCTCGCACCCAATAACCAGAGCCATCCCCGTTATCTAAACGAACATCACCAGTGATGATGTCTGATTGACGATAATTAATACCGTACGGTTTCAAGACGACATTTCCTGCATAACTTGAAAAAGGGCTGAACGTTTCCATCTTCCAACCTTGTGCACTTGTTTTTGTTTGAGCGTCGTAGTTGTAACTGTGGGTGAAATAAATATTATCTCCAATCACACGTAAAGTATCAGCTTGACTGTGAGCGTTAGAATCAACACCGTTGATTGTTTCAGCCACAATACCAGTAAACCCACCTTGGTCCCACTTTCCGTCATCTAGTGAAGTTTCACGACGGTCACCGCCTAAAATAACTCGCGATAAGATTCGGCTAGTTCCACTAACTGTGATACTAGTATTTGAAAATTTAAGTCCCATTGTACTAGCGTTTGCTTGAACACGAAAAATACCAGTGTTGTTGTTATTGTAAAAAAGCTTACCAGTATCAAGTTCAAAATTAGTTGCGTTAGATAGTGATTGTAATTTACCACCTTTGATAACGTTCGCTGTAATACCACTTGATACAATTTTGCTTGAATTAATAGAATTAGCAGCTATTTTATCTGTGGTAATCGCACCTGCAGCTATATTCGCTGCACTAATTGTTCCTGTTTTGATTTGTGCGCTGGTAATCGTGCCACTTGCAATTTGACTAGCTGTAATGCTACCAGCTTTGATTTTGGCAGCGTCTAACGTACCAGCTGTAATGCGGTCGCCATTAATACTATTGGCTATCATTTTGTCGGTAGTTACTGCTCCTGCTTTAATGGCATTTGCTGTAACAGCATTTGTGGCTATCACGTCAGCAGTAATGATTTTACCGTTCAAATGTGCCGTATTAATCGATTGGCTGGCTATCTTGTTGCTTGTGATGGCACCATCAACAATCATGCTACCTTTGACGTTTATCTTATCAGAGAATAAGTTGATAGCGTTTTGGTTAACAGCAAAATAAGAACCAATCGCATTAGCAACATCAGTTGTTGACTTGCCAGCCTTCATGACGATTCCGTCTGTATTAATAGTTAAGGTGGCACTCTTAACTGTCGATTTATCCAACGAAGATACGCTGGCTTTGATTGAGTCTGTTGTCTGTTTGATTTCAGATTGGGCTGTGGCTAACTTACTATCATAGTCTTCGGGTGCTGGTGACCAATCACTTGGAATATTTCCAATTTCAAGCTTTGCTTTTTTAACCTGTATACTCCCGCCCGTCGGGTTTGTGCCCGCTTGTGTTAATGCTACGTTAGCTGACGTCCAATTTGCTGACATCTTGCCAGTTTTGACTGACCAGCCTTCGCTGTGTGGTGCTACTGTATTACCGTATATACCACCAGCAGTAAACCAAATTTGTATGCGCACTGGATAATCGGTATCGTTTTTGATATAAGCTCTTATAGTGACAGTTTTGTCTCTAAGTGGGTCTAGCAATTTAGTCCAGTCACGGTAAGTTGATGGATAACCTAAAATGTAATTTGTGTTAGTGTAAGTTTGATATTCGTCGCTAGTGCCACGAAGATAGTTTCGCCCACCAATGGTTGTAGGTATTTTTCCCTCCACACTCGTAATCTTACTGCTCAACTCGTTAGCTTTAGCTGTGATATTGCTTTCGGCAGTTGTTACACGACCGCTTAGCGTATTGAAGTCAGTCTGTGAGACTTTCGCAGAAAGCCCTGTATTAAGTGCTGAAATCTGTGTCGTGTGTATGCTTATTGTTTTAGTGTTGTTGTTAGCTGTGTTTTGGGCTGTATTAGCTTTATTGGTAGCTGTGGTGATACCAGATTGTAAGTCAGATTTAGCGCTGTTTAGCTCTGTCTTCGTCGCAAGTAACGTCATGCCATCTTTGGTCTGTTTCAATTCACTAGATACGGCGTTGATTTGGTTAATTGTGTCTTCTAGTGCTGGTGACCAGTCGGTAAAAATGTCGCTGATTTCCAACATCACTTTTTCAATATTGTGGTAGCGATCTTTGTCAAGGTTGCCACTGAATCGTATAAAAATTTGATTAGCCGTAAAATTAGCTGGCAGTGAATTCGTCATTGCTATTGTGTATTTAATTAATCGAGTAGTATTAGCTGGATACGTCACTTTCCCAATCAATGGCCAAGGCGCCGTTCTGAAATACACTGAAAATTCACGGGCAGCATCGTACGGCTTACTAGGCTGATAGTAAAATGATAATTTGATTTTCTTGCTGTACACTTCGCTGTTTTGCCAAAACGTTGTTGAAATATCAAACGCTTCATCTTGCACTTGATTATCATTGACATATATTGACGTCTTGCGATATTCCGAGTTTTTGATGTAATTCCTACCGCCGACGCTCGTCGGAATTTTACCCTCAACAGCTGACACTGCACTTGTAATCTGCCCAGGTACTGCTTCGACTTTTGTTTTTAGGCTACTGACATTACCATTTGTCGTTTGCAAATTACTTTGTAGATTAGCGACTAGTTTATCATTGCTAGCTTGATAGTTAGCAAGATTTGTTTTAGTCGTGTTTGCAGTCGCAGTCGTTGCTGTTAAGTCATTACGAATGCCAGTCACATCACTAATGTACGTAGACTTAGCCACATAATCCTTAGCAATCGCTGTGCGTTCTGCAGTCAATTGACGTGCTGTTTCAGTCTTAGCGCTCTCAAAATATTGGTTGGCTCGTGTCGATTCACCGCTCTTGTACGTTTCAAGTGATTCAATGCGTGTCTTAAAGCCTGCTGCCGTTTGCTCTGCAGTGGTTTTGTTAGCTTGAACTGTTCCGTCAAGATTTTGGACTGTAGTTTGCAAACTTGCATAGTTCTGGTCAGATGTCTGTTTGTATTCAGCTACTTTAGATTCGATGTCAGATTTGTTTTGAGAATACGTGCTACGCAGATTACCTTCCTCAATTTGAACCTCTTCGGCATAATTCGAATTGTCGACTTTGTACGTGTTGACACGCAAACGGTATTTACCAGACGGGTCGTTCCAAGTGAATTTAGTCCCGGCTGTTCCTGTCGTTGCATTTGAAATAATTCGGTCAACATTAATATTTTCGTCATGCTTAACAAGCCATAAGCATATCTCGTTTTTTTCTTGATCTGTTGCGTGTTTGGAAGTAAAGGGCGCCGTCCCTTTTGCCGATAAAGTGTACTCTTTACCTTTTTCCATGTTTATCCAAGCATTTGAGTACGTAACATAATTATCAATCCTGCTACCTTTTGGCTGGAACGGACCTTTTGAATTGTGTAATAAGTTAACTGCACCAATTTTTAAATTATCAAATCTCGCTGTCAACCCATCCAAACCGCTTTCCAACGTAGCTGTTTTTTGACTGGTACTGTCAGCTGTCGTCTTAACTTGAGATAGCGTTGTTTTAGTTCCTGACAAATCATCTTCGACCGTTTTAGTGCGAGTTGTAACAGCAGTTAAATCTTTCTGCACGCTTGACATCGTAGTCTTAAGACCACTTACGCTGTCCTCTACCGTTTTAGTTCGACTGGTTAGACTAGCAATCGTCTTACCATCGTTTGAAACAGTTTGTGTTAACTCACTAAGATTAGTTTTAGTTCCTGTCAAGCCATCTTCAACAGTCTTAGTTCGCTTAGTCAGATTCGTTAAATCAGTTTGAGCTGTTGATACACTTGTTTGTAGTTCACTAATTGACGTTTTAGCGCTAGTTAAACTAGTTTCGACTGTTTTAGTACGGTTCGATATGCTTGTAATGTCTTTGCCATTTTGAGCAACTGTTTTGTTTAATTCGCTGACTGTTGTCTTAGTGCCGTTGGCAGTAGTCTCAACGTTCTCTACCCGTGTGGTTAACGTCTCTTGTGCCTTTGCTTGTGCTGTTAACTGACTAGCTTGTGTCTGTAACTCTTTAGCTTGATTAGCTAATGTCGTGCCTTGTGCTTGTAACTGTTGCGCTTGGCTGGTTAAATCCTGTTTAGCTTTAGACAAATCACTCTGCAAATTCGTAGCTTTCGTGTCAACTTCGCTAACTGCATTTTGCAAGTCTGTTTTTGCTTTAGACAAATCATTAGCTACTGCGGTAAGTTGCTGTTTGGCTTCGCTTGCTGACGTCTTAGCAGCATTTGCAGTTGACGTTGTGGTAGTCAAATCAGTTTTGACTTTGGCTAAGTCAGATTTTAAACTGTTGGCAGCTGTATTCGCTTGTTCTGCGACTTCTGCTGTTGCCTGGTTGATTTCATCAGCGTAGGCTTTAGCATTTGATTCTGCCTGTGTTTTAGCTGTGTCAATCTGTGTTTTAATTTCAGCTTTTGAAGTAGCAAGTTTTTCTGTAATAGTCGCTTCGAATTCTTCACGATTTGGAACGTCTTTTAGTTCATCAGCAATCTGTTCTTTGAATGCTTCAACATCATTAACGATGGGTAGCTCTTCCCAATCTGCTCCAGTCCAGTAATACATTTTCGTTGTGTCGCCGACTGTCAAATAAAGTGAGTCACCTTTATGTAATGTACCTTTTGGCTCATTTTTTGGAAATTCATTACCAAAATAAACAGTACTTTTACCATCTGCAGAAACTAGTGCTTTATTAGCCATTTCTACAGCTTTACCGACTGAATCTGACGCATTTTGAGCTTGTTCTTTAGTTAAGTTGTAACTTGCTGATAATTTCTTGACTACACCAATGTCATTACAAGTCACTTCATGTTTAACCAACTGACCAGATACATCATATTCACTAGTAAATGAAACAATCCTAATTTTTTCTTGAAAATCTAATGTTTCATTGATAGCCATGATGTAATCACCTGCTCTAGGTTGAGTATAATCATAACCAGCACGAGTTAAATCTTCCATGTCAAGAGTAATCGAGATGCTGTAAGAATTATCAACGTTAGCTTTTAATGCAGCAATCATGTTGTCTGCTTGTGTATAACGTTCATCAACTAAAGGTTCAGCTTCAAGTTTTCCGTATACGCTAGCCAATGGACTAGTGTATTCAGTAACTAAACGCCCCTTTGAGTGGTCATTCTCATCAATCCACGCACCAAAACCTTTTTGGTAAGTGACAAAATCACCAATATGCTTTTCAATGCCGAGCTCATTCATGTTGAAATTCTTACGAACGACTGTAGATAAGTCTGTTCCTGTTTTTTCTAGGATTCTGACAACTTTGCCATTTACTTGAAATTCAACACCTGATGAAGTGATGATATCGTTAAATAATTTTAGACGGCTCTTATAACCAAATGATTGTTTTTCAAAAGCATAGACCTTCAATAGAGGGTCAATTGTATACGTGTAATCACTGCCAGTGAATATGAAATCAAGGTAAGTCAAGAACGTATGCGAACCATCATTTAGTTGTTCATGCACTGATGACTTATCAAAGTCCCAAAAGAATTGATGGACAGCGTCAAAAGTAACATGCGTACCTTTACCATCATCAATTGGCTTTGCGTAAGTTACTACATAAAACTCATCATCAAAACGTAAACGCCAGCCACGTTCGATATTTGTTAGGACATAATCGCCTGATTCAATTTCACCAGTCAGTGAGCGTTCACCGTTAACAGCATTTGTAACTTTAATAGTGGCAAGTGCACCATGCTCGACATCTCTTTCATCTAAAAATGTAATCAAACTATCACCTCCTATTTATATAGTTCTTTAAAGTTTAAAATTTTTATTGTGCCCTTAAAGTCAGTTTTGTAACTAACCTTTTTTGTTGGACTAGGTTTAATAACAAAGTACGCATAATTAGTACGTGCATTAACATTTTCTAAATTCTTTGTTGTTTCAATGCCAGAAATTTTAAAAACATCGCCCGCAGAAATATTGCCTGATTGTGAGTAAGTAAAACGATTATCTCCAATTTCAAGATAAAAGTTTGATTGGTTACCTATTGCTGTTAATTCAACGACAAACGGAACTTCTAACTGCGATAACTTAGCAGTTCCAGCATAAGCAATCTGATTGTTAGCTAGTGTTACTGTTTTCGGCGTTGTTTCACCATATGGCAATTCAGCAGTAATAAAATTAATTGAAAAATCATATTTTAATCCGCGGCCATAATTGCCAATAAAAGTGAAATCAGCTTCGCCTTCTGCAGTGACTTTCCAACGATAATGCCAAGCCGTGTGTGGTTGATTTACAAAATCTAAATCCCCAGCCGTTTGACCAGGGATTTGAAAATTATAAAAATCAGTATTGATTGGGTACATTTTAGTGATATAAAAAGGCTCGTCATCTAGTAACAAGCCAAATACATCATCTTTTAGACTTAAGAACTCTTGGACATTCGTAACAGCTACACGTCCAGTCACTTTAATGACTTTAGCATTAAATGTTGCACCACCAAATACTGTACCGTTACGACCAGTGACAGAACGCTTATCAAGAGAGATTCCAGGTGCGCTGTCGTCAATATTAATATTATAAAAGCCGTAGTCAGACAGCTTGACTGATGCCGTTCCTTTCGTAATTAATAAATCCATATTTCACCTTTCTAATAATTAAAATAATCATTTTTAGTATCTTCTCTCGCTTCGCGTTCTTTTACTGTTGTATAAATCTTGTCGCCAATCAATTCATTATGGACATCAAAGACCGGTTGTGACAATTCACTGTTTTTCACTTCGTCTGACAAGCTATCAAGTGAAGATGATAGACCAGATGTGCTAACGCTACCAGCAATTGCCATAGTGCCGTTGACACCCCAGCTTTGGTCTGTAACAGCTAACGCATACTCTTTGCTGATGTCGTTGATTCTACCTATCCAGTCAGACATGCCAATAGCGAAGCCTTCGCCAGTATAGCCACCGAGTGATTTCATCACACGAGATGGTGAGTGAATATCTAATGCTCTACGAATTGTTGCTGTTACTCGTGCTGCGATTCCAGCTGCAACAGCATAGATATAGCCTGCTGAGCCTGCAAGACCACTTGCAAAACCAGCACCAGCATAATAACCAGCCGATTGCATACCACCAGCCGTGCTATACATGATTGATACCATGTGACTACCTGCGCTACTTGCTACTGCAACAGCACCATTCATACCATTTTGAACAGCTGAACGGACACCATTCATACCAGATTGTGCAGCACTTTTCGCTTTATTAAACGAATTAGTAAATGTAGAATTCATCTTATTTCCGGAAGATTGAACACTGCTAGTCACTTTGTTCATACCACTTTTAACTGCATTTGCAATGCCATTCATTGATGATGTTGCAGATAACTTAGCCTTATTGAAGTTGTTAGTGATGTTTGACGCCATTTGTGATGATGCTGAGTTAGCAGATGAAGCGGCTGAATTAAGCTCAGATGTGATATTGCTTGATAATCCACTAGCTGAACCACTTGCGTTAGCTTGCATTGATGCCATGTTTGCACTAACACCGCTATTCATAACAGCTGCTGAATTGTTTGCATTTGCTTGTGCATTTTGCATATTACTTGATACACCAGCTGATAAATTCAATGCTTGATTGACAGCACCAAGGTTCATGCTTGATGCTGCTGTATTAACACCGTTTGCCATAGCTTGCGCTTGAGTTGTTGCATTAGTACTTGCTGTAGTCATTCCGGTAGCAACGCCATTTGCCATATTATTAACATCATTGATTGTCTGGAAGCTCATTTCACCACTCATGCGGTTAACTTCACTCTTCATATTTTGAGCATTAGTTGTTGCATTAGTACTTGCTTGTGCTGTACCAGCATTAATACCGTTTGCCATAGCAATTGAATCATTAAGTGCTTGAACACTCATGATACCAGTCTGCGCATTGACATTTGACGCCATTTGAGTTGCGTTGCTAGTCGCATTCAAATTGGCAAGACCAGTATTTTGACTAATACTGTTAAGCGTTGCCATTGTGTCAGCGCTAGTCTGTGCACTCATTTGGCCTGTTCCTGCAGCAATTGCATTAGTCATTTGAGTGACATCGCTGCTAACTTTCGCAGTAGTTTCAGAACTTTTACCAGTGATTGTGTCCCACAACGAACCAAAGCCGTTTTTAATACCGTCCCAAACACCTTTCAAAGCGTTAGGGATAGCTTCTAACATAGCTTGACCAAGTCCAGCAATAAGTTGGACCCCAGCTGCAAGAATTTGTGGAATATTTTGGATAATTGTTACTGCTAATTGACCAACAAGTTGAATGCCTGCAGCAATAATTTGCGGTAAGTTTTGTGTAATTCCTTGAATCAACGATTGAATGATTTGAACCGCAGACTGTACAATTTGTGGCAAGTTCTGAAGAATACCTTGTACCAACATTACAATGATTTGAATACCACCTTGTAAAATTTGTGGTAAATAACTAGCTAAGCCTGTGATGAATCCAGTAATAACCTGCGTAGCGATTGAAATGATTGTTGGCAAATTCTGGATAATTCCCTGAACTAAGTTAGTGATAATCTCAATACCCTTAGAAATGATGTTTGGCATGTTAGCAGATAAACTTTGACCAAAATTATCAACAATCTGTTGCGCATATTGTAAAAGCAAAGGTAAATTTTGAACCAAACCATTGACGACATTTGCAATAAAGTCCATACCTACAGACAATAGTTGTGGTAATGCACTAGCAATCGAACTAACAAATGTACCAATCACTTGAATAGCAGACGCAATCAAGCTACCAGCATTAGCTCCCACGCCTTGAACAAGACTAGAGATTAATTGAACACCTGCTTGCACTAAAACTGGGAACATCACAGTAAATGCATTAGCAAATTTAGCAATTAATTCTGTACCTGATGCAATCAAAAGTGGAATTTCACCTGTAATACCGTTTACCAAGTTCGTGATGATTTGTGGTCCTTTAGTGGTAACTGTAGCTAGTAACTGGTCAATCTGTGCGCCAAATTGGCTATTAATCAAACCAAGACCAGCAACGACTAAACCAAGAATTGCTGCAGGGCCAATTGAAGCAAGTGCTAATTTGGCAATACTTCCCATTGTCGAAGTCATTCCACCTAACACAGATAGACCAGTACTTGCTGCATTTGCAAATACACCTGATAAGCCATTCATTTTACCAGCTAAAACACCAATTAATCCACCTGCGTTGGTGAAAGCATTGCTTATGATAGAACTAAATGAATTCACTTTTTTTCCGATGATCCCTAATCCAGTACCAAGTAGTCCTAAATCTGTCAAAGCAGGACCAAAAGCAAACGAACCAACTAAACCTGCGATTGCTGGCATTGCGTTAGATGCTGCAGCTTTAAGTCTTTCAATTGGTTCAATTTTAGTTTCTAGTTTCTTAGCATCAGCATCTGCACCAGAAAACATTTCATCAATTTTCTTTTTAGTCTCATCTGCACCGAATGCAATTTGATAAAGTGCAAGTGAGACGTCTTGAACTTTCTTGACGAATTGGTCAACAACCTTACTTTTACTAAAACTGTCAATCATTCTATCAAGAATCTTAACCACACCTTGCAAACCAGGAAGCATTGCACTACCGATTTGGATTTGCAAGGTTTCAAACGAACCACTTAAATATTCAACAGCACCTTTTAAGTTGTTAAGTTTTTGAATAGCCACATCTGCTGCAGTAACTTTACTGATTGCTTCCTGCATGGCATCTGCTCCAGCAGCACCCTCTTTCATAGCAATGTTAGCAGCACGAATGGCGTCAGTACCAAACATTGTCTTAAGAGCGTTCTGTTGTTGCTCAGCAGTCAAACCTTTCAAGCTATCTTGTAAGATTTGTGAGATTTCACTAAATGACTTAAGCTTACCTTCTGCTGTATAGAATTGATTGGCTCCATCAGCAGTAATAATGCCCAATTGTTGCATTTGAGCTGCCGCTTTATCGGTTTGTGGCGACAAATTCAAAAGCATTGTTTTAAGAGATGTACCTGCATCAGAGCCTTTAAGGCCGTTTTGTGCAAAGACTGCAAGAGCGTTAGTTGTGTCATTAAATGACATACCAACACCAGAGGCAACCGCTGCAACGGCAGAAAGTCCGTATTTCAATTCGTGGACATCTGTTGCTGAAGCATTCGCTGCACCTGCTAACTGGTTAGCTGCATCGGTAACACTTAAATTATCAGATTTAAAAGCGTTAAGCGCTGTTGAAGCCACTTCCGCTGCTTCCGTCAAACTAAGTTCACCAGCAGTGGCTAAGTTAAGAGCACCAGTCAAACCACCATTTAAAATAGAGGCTGTATCAACCCCTGCTTTACTCAACTCAGCGATAGCGTCTGCTGCTTCACTGGCTGAAAATGCAGTATCCGCACCAGCTTTTTGAGCAGCAGCATTGAATTGCTTCATTGTTTCAGAACTAGCACCAGTAAGAGCCTTGATGTTGCTCATTTTTTCTTCGAATTCTGCTGCTTTTGAAACTGAACCAGCAACCGCAGCCTTAAATCCTTGGAAAACTGCAAATGCCGCACCAAGAGCTGTAACTGTCAAAGTAGTTTTAGTAATACTATTTCCCAGCTCTCCCATTTTTGAACTAATACCATTTAGTGCAGTAGTGGCCTTACTAGACAAATTTGAAAAGCCAGAACCAAGCGAACTAGCCATTTTAGTCGCAACACTTGCAGCTTTACTACTTAAGCTAGTAAGACTACTTCCTACTTTCCCAACAAAAGAATTACTGATTGTATTTGAAGCACTGCTTACTTTTGAACTAATCGTGCTAAATGCTGAGCTAACCTGGCTAGTCGCCGATGTAGCAAAGCTAGAAACTGAGCTAGTTGCTTTTGTAAAAGCGTTTTGAATAGGCTGAGGGATTTTATTAGCTATTGAGTTGACACCACTCTGTATAGCTGTTAAAGCGGTATTAAACCCATTTTTTATGGGCTGAGGAATCTTTTCGCCAATTGATGAAGCTATACGCTGAATTTCGCCAATAGACAGATTTAAGCCTGTGCTAAATGCTGTTCCTAAACGTTTACCAAGTGATTCGCCATTGTTTGCCAACTGTGCCATAATTTGACCAACACGTTGAACTAAACGATTAGAATTATTCACAGCTGCATCCTGTGCTTTCTCAAAAGCACGCTGTGTTGCAGTTGTAATCTTATTCATTGCCGCTTGATAATCAGCAATATCAGCACCGACATAGGCATAAATTGAGCCATCAAATTCTGCCATATAACTCCCCCTTTCTGTGTTATCTGTTCATGAAATGGTCATTGACTTTTTGCAGACGTTCAGCAAGACTACTATTAGTCATTTGCTTATTGTTATTTGCATGAAAGGCTTGTTTAACTTTATTTCTGTCTTTTTTCTTGCTAAGTTTATTTGCACTAGCACGTTTAGCATTCATAGTGTAGCGCATTTCCATAGCAAGCTCTGACAGATTTTCGCGAAAATCAATCTGTCTGTAATGAAGCCCCTCTAAAATTGCGTCAAGTTCCCATTTGTTGCAAGAGTAGATTGTTTCTAAGTCTGTTAAACCAAGACGTGCACACTCAGTTAAGATAGTGCACTTTTCATCTTGCCAATAAGTTTTTCGGTAATTTCGACTTGAAGCGCTTCGCTGTCCTCTTGCGCTTTCATGTATTCTACTGCTGTTTCCAAGTTTTCGATATATTTCAAAATCTTGTTCTTGAAAAAACCAGAGTCAACCATTTCTTGTTGAATTTCTTCAAACAAGCTTTCCGTGTCATCAGCGTCATTATCCACTAGCCAGGTTTCAATCGCTGTGATAGCGTCATCTTCTGAAATAGCTTTACTAAACGCTTTGTTAGCTGACAAAAGAATTAAATCAACAAGTCCCTCATCATTACGATTTAGAATGTTGTTAAACAATGTACCGACACCGTCGTTGTTACTTGCACCAGTGTCTTTATTTTTAGTGGCAAGTTGTTTGTCAACCTTAAACATTGTGCGGTAATCAAACTTAATTTCAATGATTTTATTTTTAACTTTAAATTCCATAAAGTGAGTTATCTCCTAACTAAAAAATAAAGGCTGGATTTAATATCCAACCTTTGACGTGTTATTCGCTTGTTTTGATGTTATCGTAATCGCCAGTTGTTTCACCTGGGTTTTGATAGTTATAAACCTCATCAAGCAAAGCAATTTCTTCGGCAGTCAATGGAAATTTACCATTTTTCAGCTTACCGACAATACTTGCTGTGTAGCTAGTTTCGATAATATCTTCAATACCTTCATTATATTCAATATCACCAATCTTAGCATAGCCAAATTTGGCAGGATAAAAATCTTTTTTAGGTTCACCATCTTGTGTTTTCAATGTTTCATCAACAAGCACACGCCAAATTTTGACTGATTCACCAGTGTCATTCGCTTGTTCAAGTACATCAACTGATGGGTCCTTCGGTGCAAATTTAGTCGTCAACTCAATTTCGTGGCTAGTACTTGTTTTATCAAGTAAAAGCCCTTGTTGTGTTTGTTCGTCTGAATATTCAGCACCAAGTGTCAAACTGCCGTCTGTACGATAAGCTGGTAAGATAGCATTGCTGCCAAGTGCAGCATGAATAGACTGAATGAAATAAAAGACTTTTTTACCTGCTAACGGCTTAGCAGTCGTTACTGTAATTTGTCCTGTCATGTAGTACTTCTCCTTTAATTAATAAATAGTATCAGATACAGTAATAGAGACGTGGTATACTTCACGTCCTATGCTGTCATCTGGAATGATATTAGCTGTTGCATTTCTACGCCCAATCACTCTTAAAGCTTTTGCTTTAACTTCTTCAGCATCAGTCCTGCTTGAGCCATCTAAAAAGATGTCAATATTTACCGTAATATCTTCAATAACAGCCCCAGTTTGTGCTGTTTGAGATGTGTCTGATGAATTAGACCCAATCACAATAAACGGCTCTAGAACGTCTGAATTGGGCAATTTAAAATAGATTGGAATAGCTAACACTTCCAATCTATCATGTAGTTCTTTTAAAAATAAAGTTGATGGTGAATAAGTCGTCATATATCACCTATCTTTCGTATAATTTGCGTAAATTGCTGATTAATTTTGGTCGTTCAGCATCAAGTGCTGGTTTCAAGTACGGTTGTGCTCGCATTTTACGGGTTCCTTTTTCCACATATATTGCATAATGTTGCGGTGCAGTAACTTTATAAGTTAGATTGCCTGCTTTTGCTGAAAAAATTGAATTTTTCAGTGCACCAGTATCAACTGGCGCTTTTACCTTAGCCATGCGTTCGATACGCTTACTAGATAATTCTAACTGTCTATCAGTCGCAATACGAGCTTGTTTGCTTTTAATAGCAAGCTGCCTAACCAGGCGATCTACACCTTTGACCTTAAAAGATACGCTCATAAATAAATCACCGTGTGATTATTGTGATGAATCTTGCCAGCAATCATTAACGTCTTACCGTGATATTTTACTGTTTCAAATCCATCATAATGACCTTTTAAATATAACTTAAAGTTATCAAGACTGTACTTACCAAAAACTGCCATTTGTTCTTCAATGGTTAGTCCACCACGAAAACATGGTATCGGTTGGCTTTCTTTTTTGATAACCTTATCACCTAAAAAATCAGCTTCGGTCGTTTCGGTGATTAGAATAACTCTGTCAGCATATCTCATAAGATAAACACCCGTCCTGGTCGTGACTGCCCAGACTGTCCAAAAGCTTTTTGCAACATGTCATCATAGGGTAGAAACTCGTTCTTGTTTTCATAATAGGAAACTAAATGTCCTTCTACACTTTCTGACTGTGCCCCTTCTGAACCACGTCTATTAAATCGCTTGATAACACAATCCTCAAAGATAAAAGAATAGGCGTCGTCAATGTCAGACACGCCATATTCTGCTTTAAAATGTTTTACCACTCGGTCTAACAGCATTTTTAACAAACCGTCCTGTAATTTATCAGTAATTTCTAAATCCAAGCCAAATTTCAAGTTCAAATTAGCCAGTCTGTAAAAACTCTTTAGGAGATTTATAATTGAATAGTTTCTTTGGATAGTTGTTAATCCAGTTTTCAATAAATGCGACTTGTTGTTGAGTCGCATTTTTGCTTCCCTTAGGTAACCAACGCCGGATGAGTCTATTATGGTTCTCATTAGTACCACGCTCCCAAGAAGAATACGGGTGGGCATAGTAGATATGAGTAGGGTCAAAAACTTCTGCTAAACGACTGAACTCAGCCCCGTTATCAGCTGTGATAGAGTTCATTTGATAATCCTTGAGGATTGCTTTCAGAGCTTGATTAACTGAAAACGCGGACTTATCGGGAATGAGTCGAATGATTTGATAACGACTCTTTCTATCGGTTAGAGTCAACAGACACTCGTTTTTTGCCCGTGTTTGAATAACCGTATCAATTTCAAAATCACCGATATTCTCACGCTTATTAATGCTTTCTGGTCGTTCCTCAATAGACTTTCCAGCTGGCTTAAAATGGGGACTAGCATGCTTTTTCTTAGCTTTCTCTTGTCGAGGATAAAGCATATCAGCCTTGGTTAATCCTAAGTGTCCATGATGAATCCAGTAGTAAATGGTGGAGATGGGAACAGGTATCCCTTTTGACTTTACCATCATCTCGGGAGAGTATTTCTGTTCGATGTAGTGAGTTATCTTTTCTTTGAGTCCCTTGGTTAGGGAGACTCGTTTAACAGAACGTTTGCGATTGTTTTGATAGGCTTTTTGAGCAAAATCAGCTGAGTAGATCACTTCAAATTTTCCTTTACGCACTTGTTGTCTAACCTGACCACGTTTGACTTCGTTGTGAATGGTTTGAGGAGCTTTAGCTAATCTCCTAGCGATTTCACGATTTGAGAGCCCTTCTTGAAGCCAACGTTCAATCATTCTACGTTCAGTTAGTGTTAAATGTTTACTTTTTGGTGTATAATAGTTTTGCATCTTAGAGTCTTTCTAATTGTTGTTGTGGTGATTACAATTATATCTCTCTGAGATGTTTTTTGATACCCTTAGGTGGCTAACTTCATTTTAGAACTTTCCATTTCTAAATCCAATTTAACATTTTGGATAATTTTAGTTTCATCAAGTGGTGTCAGCGTCATTGAACACCTCCTGTTTATTATTTAGTGGCTTTCTTTGTAGCTTCTTTCTTCAAGAAACCAGCTTTTGTAAGTTCAGCAACACGGGAACCGTCGTAATCGTCACCGATTACATAGACAATCTGTGTTTCTTTGTCTCGAAAACCTGCAATTACTTTAGCCATTAACTACCTCCCGATTAAACTTCTGGTGTAGTGCTAAGCATATAAGCTTCGTCAATGTTTTCAAATGATGGTAAAGCAATCATAGATACTTTAGTTTTAACATTGACTGGATCATCAAGCTTCTTAGTTGTGATTGCGATACCAGTATCAACAATAGACACTTCAACAGCGTTGTTACCACCCATCAAATCTGATTCTTCAGGCGTTGTACCAAACATTGTTTTACCAAGTGCCGCATTTGGTGCAAAAGTGACTTTATCATCTGGGAAATATTTTTTGATTTTACCATCAGCATCTTTGTAAGTACCTGATTTAACAACAATAGTCAAACCATAATTATCTTGGATATAGTCTTTCAATTCTTGGCTAGTAACTCCTGCTCCTGTTGGTGCAAGCGGTTTAATCAATGTTGTTGTAGATTTAGCGTTTTTAAGTTGCGCAAATGTCTTAGCACTCATGTAAGCTACTTCCGCCTTGTTACCAAGCTCTTCAATCGCTGTAATAGCTGTGTCAATATCCTTGAGCGGTGTAGCTGCATCTGCATCTGACCACGCTGTGTTGACTTTTCCTTTATGGTCATCAGCTACACCATAATCAAAATCAAGAGCAACACCGTTTGAGATAACAGCAATCTTACCAGTCGCAAGTACTGACATACGCATAGCTTCTAATTGAGCATGAGCACCAGAAAGTAACGTTGTTGCATCATCAAACAGACCAGCTGTAATTGTATCAATCAATGTTTGATTACCAGTTTGAGCAATAAGGTTCAATTGTTGTCGGTCAGCTTCTTTCACGAGCATAGCTTCTTTGAAGAACGGCATTTCTTTATCAACCAATTCAACAGCCATACGTTCACGAAGTGTTGCTTTTGTATCAAAAGCAGACGGTTTCAATACGACCGGACGACCAGACGCACCTTTGACGTAAGATAATTTCAGTCCAAGTTGTTTTTGAGCAGGGAACACTTTTTCACCGATTGTAGAATCAACTGCTTGTTGACTAGCATTCCAGTAACCAGACACATTCCCCGCTGTCATAACATCATAAATTAAAGGCATAAATTAAGCTCCTTTCACAAATTGGATATGTTTCAAAGCAGTTTTAGCACCTTCAGGTACTGTACCACCATTGACTTTGTCTTCTCGCAAAGTACCGCGATAGACAAGACTTGCAACTGCATCGTCTTCTGTAACATCAACATCATAAAGCAAAACGCCGTCTGGTGTTTCTGCATTAGCTTTTACTTTTTTAGTACGGTTATCAAAGATTGAAGCACCATCACCAGCTACTAACGTACCAGCTTTTAAAATTGTACGTGCATTTTCTGTAACTGTTCCTGTTGTTGACTTGTCAACAGTAACTGAAATCGCTTCGTAAGGTAAATTATGAAGAATTTCAGCATTTCCAAATAATTTCTTAGTTGGCATATAAGCTCTCCTTTAAAATAGTTTCTCACCAGTTTTTATTGAATTTTTGGCAAGACTTGCACCATAATTCGTTTGTGAAGCACCATTACCACCTGCATTAGGTGCTGGCTGACGTAATGATACTTTGACTTTAGCGTTAACAGCGTTGTTAAAGGCTTTTTCAAATTTGCTGACTTGTTCAAGTGCTTGTTCGGCATCACCAACGGCTAATAATTCGGCAAAATCAGCTGGTAACCCTTTTGAAACAAGGTCCTTTTCAACTTGAACGACTAATTTTTCATGTTCAAATTGTGCTTTTTCTTGTTCAAAAGCTGACTTACTATCTTCGAATTCACGTTTAGCACGCTCAGCAGCCGATAAATTAGCATAATCTTTTTCTTTTTCAAGAGCTTCAGCAATACGTTGTTTAATACGCTCTTGCTCACCTTTTTTGTAATTTTCTAAAGCTTTTTGCACAGCTTTATTCGTAAGACTATCTAATTCTGACTGTGATTGCGGACCTTTGAACTCTTGACCGTTACCATTACCGTTGTTATTGCTTTCGTTGCCCTCTGTGCCTGCACCGCCGTTGTCGTCAGCACCAGCTTCGCTACCATCAGCAAAAAGTTGTAAGTTACGCATGTTAAGTGCTAAAAGTTCTTTTTTCATTTTTGTTCCTCCCATGCTAGTCCTATCTTGCTAGATACTTCCAAACGTTCTTAAAGCCACGAAAACGGACGTCTCACGTTTTCTAGTCTTGCCCGAATGTAATTTCCATACCTAACGCAATAAGCCACGCTAGTAAGTTATTATTTGGCTTATTTAATGACTAGCCACGTCAACAGAAGATGTAGGATTCGAACCCACGCACGCTTTTACACGCCTAGCAAGGTAGCAACCTGCCCTCTTAACCACTTGAGTAATCTTCCACAAAAAGAACCATTCGGAAATTCCGAACAGTTCAGCCAAGTTATTTTTTCAATTCCTTAATAAAACTTTTTACTGCAATAGCAATGAAGCCACAAATAATCACTAAAACTAACAAACCTAGTGCGTTTAAAATTAACTGCCAAATAAACATATCTTCTCCTTTTTGGGTACAAAAAAAGCGCCTAGATTATAACTCTAAGCGCAAATAGTAATAAGATAGGCGGGACTGTCGAGGCTCCCGCATTTCTGACCCGCTAGCTAAGCGGCGTGTTGGTGACAGATTCTCAACCTCTATCTTTTCTCACCTATATTATACTATTCTTTGCCTTTTTCGTAAAGTATTACATTGTTTTTTCTATTCTTCTTCTCTTGCCTAATACCTACTTTATTGAAATGAATCATCATCATTTCATCACGAGGAATAATAACTGCTTCCATAACTAAACGGTCTTTGTTAGGTATTTTAGCATAAAGAAGAAGTGAGCCTTCCACCCTTGAAGAATTATCAAGAGCTAAATAAGGTTTTTTAATTACATCTTCAATCAATTTAAATTCATCTAAAGTATACTGTTGACCATGAGAACGCAAAGATGAAGATAAACTATTGCCGTCTATATAAACATTATTAAATGCCGCATATCGACTAATTTTAGACGATAAAACGCCTATATCATACCTATCTTGCAACTTATTTCTTATTTGTTCTCTATCTACCACGCCATGAGAAACTTCATCCCAAATCTTTGATACATCTTCAAATAAGCTATCTACATTTGCTTTTCCAATATTTCTTAACGATTGTTCGTCTAACTCATCTTCATCAGGAATAACAGCGGACCGACAATTATAATGAAATGGTGGTGCAGTTACACCAGTTTCGAACTCATCAATTCTATAACGTTTATCTTCATCATGAATCCTAATGCATATGTCAGACGTTCTATTGTCCATCTGTACAGATATGCGATAGAATTCCAAACCAGACTCTTCATAGCGTTTGATAGCTGAACGATTGACAATCGCTGTGCCATCAGTCCTAATAAGTGTTTGCGCTCGCGAACGTGCTACATTGTACTTCTTAGCAAGTTCCCCAGCCATACTACGAACATCATCACCACGAATAAACCCACGCTTCAGAACATTTCTCAAATCCCTGGCTAAATCATCTGTATTACCCCAAACTTGCTGCGAATAGTTCCGACCATTGAAAGGTGTACTGATAAGTTCTTTTAATGCTGGTTCATTCAATGCGCCACTATTGCCACCTATAGCTTTTTTATAAGCATACTTAGCAGTTGACTTCAGATAATTTTCAAACGATTTTTCAATAATACCTTGCATAACACCAATTTTATAGGTCATTTCAAGATTCAATGCATCAAATCGTGTCACCTTTGAACCAACATATTGTTCATTAAGTCGTTTTAGCAAGTCTGGGTCATTTTTGGCCTGTTCACGGTACTTCTTAGCGTTCGTTTGATAATCTGATAGGTCGACACCTCTAAGCCGTTGTAGGGCGTCAGAATAGCTCATCTTGTTATCATCGGAATACTTAGTCACAAATGCAAACAAATCACGTTGGAGCTCTGCTGATTGCTCAACATAAACCTTTTGCAATTCAGCAAACATATCAATGTCTGTACCGTCAACATAGTGCATAATGTCATCACTACGCTTTGACCAGTAATCATTGTGCTTCTTGCTCATCAGCAGTCACCTCACCAATTCGTGGTTCTGGTTCTTGTGGTTCTTCGGAGTTCAAACGTTCCATTTCAATTTTAGCATCAACACCAGTCGCCGTTTGAAGCATATCAAAAACAGTTTCATCACTGACCATGCCATACAGATTCTTAGCATTTGTGACAATGTTTGCTGTGTCTGCAGGTAAGTTTGGCGTAAATATAATGATTAATTTAGATACGTCAAAATCTGTCATTTCACGAGCAACTTTTCCAATGTTAGCCACTAGGCGATAACGACGTTTAAGAGACCTTTCAAACAAAGCTTGCATGTCAACACGTTCCTGGTCAAGACCAAACACTTTCCATTTCATAGCTTCACCAGACTGAACACCAGCAAAATTATCGTCGGTCATATCTGGTGTATTGGTAAACTTATGAATGTCATTAACAACACGTTTTTTGTAAGCTTCAGTACCGTTAACATCATATTGCTTGTACAGATACTTAGCGTCAACTGTTCCTTCGTTACCCTCTTGGTCAATAGGTGGCTCTAAGTTTAACAAACGAGCTTTACGCATTTTACGCATGTACTCAATCTGCTTTTGTGCTGTATCACAATCGGCTGGGAAGTTAACACGACCTATGATAGCCAAAATAGCGTCTGATAAATCCTGCATATAATTAGCTGTATCAGATTGCGAAGCGTCGTACAAGTCAATCAATGACAACTCTGTTTCATAATCACCTAATCCGTTTGAATTATTCATATATTCCGTGATTGGAACTAACTCAAACGCATGTGTGGTTCTGCTGATTTCATTAAGCGTATCGTCATATTCAAACGTCATAATGTCACTTGGCGTGTAGACTTCAACAATTTTTTTCTTGTCATCAAACGGATTAGCTTGATAGTAACGTACACCAGCGACACTGTGCATCTCCAGAGTGTCGTCATAAATGACAAATGTCCCTAACGGATCTAGCTTAACTGCTCGTGTCGTATCATCTTGTGCGCGATAAACCAAGTCATAAGCACGACCGGTCTTAGACAAATCAAGTACTAGTGAACGGTTTAGCTGGTGGAAATCATTTTGCTTAGCTAATTCGTCCAATTGTTCCTGATAGCTGTCATCCTCATAAGAAACCTGAATAGGATTGCCAACCAAATACCCTTGTTTAAATACAGCAATTGCACGTCCAAAATTATGAATGGCACGAGTGTCTGCCATGTCATCATCACGACGTCGACCAGCTTTACTGATATCGTGATTATTTCCCTCAGCATAATCAAGCAATTCTTGAATACGTGGTCTCTGTATTGTTTCGTGGTGATGTAGTATTTCCTTAAGTAAGCGATAGTCATCAGCAAATAACGTGTCTAAATCATGAACACTGTATCTCATCCGTGCTTCACGGTGGAAACGTAATTCAAGTAAATTGCTCTTGCCTGTACTATCTACAAAAGTTTCTTTGTATGTCATAATATCCTTTCATTACAAACCAAAACCAGCTCGAAGCGTATCGAACTGGTTTGTATTATTCTGCCTTTCACCAATCATTTTGATATATGGAATAAAGCTATACTGGCAAGCATTGATGGTGTGGTCGTTTCTATCCTCTGGCTCATCCTTGCCTTCTTTCCAGCTGTAGACATCTAATTCATGTAAATGATTTTCACAGTCATCAACGACAAAGTAGTAACCTTGTTTCATCCATCCAGCCATTAAATTTATACGGTCAATGATTTTGACTTTCTTGTTCGCATTCATAAACTCGTATAGCAGACCATATTTATTAGCGTATTTCCTCAATTCCATAATTGTAGCTTGGTCTGCGTTATCAACGTAAATCCTACGTGCAAAGCCCCAATCGTCCTTACAGTCGCTTAAGAACTTATGTAGTAGCTCAACTGTATCTGACGGCGCTATCTTATCACCACTCAAATCTTTATTGTTGTAAACTCGTTCGGCAAGTGTTACTAGCTTACCGTCTCGCGTAATACCTTGAAAAATAAAAGCGATTGTGTCATTTGACTGTTCAGAATAAGACGTATCAACACCACACGAAAACTGCGCATAGCTAAACGATTTAGCTTGCTTACGCGTAATGACATTGCGCTGTCTCTCGAACATAGAGAAAATAAGACCTTCCGACCGACCACGAAGCCCTAAGATTTTATTTTTGTAAATCTTAGTCCCAGGGGCTACTGTATTGATAATCTGTTGTTTTTTATCCTCTGGCAGTCCTGCGTTATGGTCGAAATTAAAAAACCAGTACGTCCATTCTGGCTGTGCTGGTTGTTTGTCTAATTCTTCTTGAATTTCCTTTGGCGTATCTTGTTCATATTCTGGCAAGGCACGAAAACGATTGATGTATTGCTCATAAATCGGTAATGTTGGGTCGTCTGGGTTCATGGTGCACATCCAATAGTCACAGCGCATAGTTGATTCTTGAACAAAGTCTGTATCAGCCGTGTTGATTTCGTCAATGTAACCACAACCAAATTGTGAACCCAGCGCCTTTTTCCATTTGGTTTTATCTTCGTACCCAAGAACGAAAACAATCTTATCGTTCTCTGGTTTGTTATCGACGTGATAAACCAAATGTGGAATTTTATAATCAAGACTACCATTCCCACGATAATCGACCAACTCTCCGAAAATATCAACTATCCCCAAATCAGAATTAATAATGTTCTTTTCCGCGTCACCAATTGATTTTGAAGCAATAAAGTGTAACTTTTTAGATGACTTAGCGACTTTTAACATGAATTTAAAAGCACCAACCGTTGTCTTTCCAGCAGCTGTTGTTCCTTCAAGAGCTTCGGCTTTAGCATTGTGTCGCAAGAACGCTTTATATTTATCAGATAGAATCATGTTGCTCATGAGCTATCATCTTCTAACTGTGCCAAAATACCGTCAAGTTTGTTTGTTGTGACGTTGGCTTCGAGTTTAATCTCTTTAGGCAGTGGATAACGTTTCATAATTTCGTTTGCTGCACGAATAACAGCTGATGTATCGGGCCTTTTGGTCGTTTTAACAAACATACCAGTTTCTTTATTTAATTCAACAACTTCTTCTTCACGTTCACCACGTAAGACCGAAGTCAAAACTTGCATGACTTCTTCTTGATTAGCTATTTTTTCTGATTGGATTTCAGATAAGCGTTCATCAATGTAAGATTTTATGTCAGGTTTTGTCAAGTTTTCTTGACCAATTGCCCTAGCTGACCTTGTAGCGTAACCCGCTTTAACAGCTGCATCTGTTGCATTACCAGAGATGATGTACTCATCTGCAAAACGTTGTTGTTTTAAAGTTAATTTAGTGATTTTCCATCACCTCCAATCTAAAATAAAAAGCCACACAAACGTGTGACTGGATATATCTTATAACTTTTCTAAAATTTTAACTCCAACTATTTTTTCACTTAATGGACTTGTTGGATCAAAAACTATCTTTTTACAGCAAACATAACCAACTCTATGCAACACCCCTGATTGTAAAAATTCTGGATAGCGCAACCCTTTCGCAACTTCAAAGTTATACTCGCCATCATCAAAAAATTGATTATCTGATATTTTTATTTTACCTGTATAACTATGAGAGTTTAATACTGTTATTTCACCAGATATCTCAAATGTTTCCTCGGTTAGGTAAGATCGTTTTTTAAATAAATTAGCATTATTAGAATCCAAGGTTAACTCCCCCATGTCAGATCCAAAATTAACGGTCTCCACCTTTGAGTTGACAACTGTAGCTAAGTCTGTAAAATAAGGCGCTAGCTGTTGTCCTAATTCTGGTACATAATTTGGATACTCATAATGATTAATAGTTACGTCATTGCCATTATTCACAATAACTATCGCCTTGTCTCCGTTATTTTCAATGTTCACACTTTTTCCCTCTTTCTTGGCTGCAGAAAGCCTTTTTAAAAAATCAAAAGAATTCAAAATACACTCCCAAACCAAATCACCATGATCACCAACGATTGGAACCAATGGTAGTATATAAGTTTGACAAAAAAGAATAACATCGGCTTTAAAAGAACCTGGCCTAATATTTGTTATGTATACTTTAAAATCTTCAGCATTCTCTATCGTCATTCTATTTTGGTTAGTTAAAAATAAATATGTTTTTTGCGATATTTTTTCAAAGTTTTGCAACGACTTTATGATATATTTTAACTCGTACCCTTTTTTATCGTCCATTGCTTCACCCGAGATATGCAAAGTAATTCTTTTTTCACTTTCTAAATTCATAATTTATTTCTCCATATATTTTTATCATTTTAATCATACTATTAAAAAAGCCTTTACTCAATAGTATAATAGGCTTTCTGATAAAAAATATGGATTTTTGCAA